CTCTTTCTAATAATATGCCTGAAAACGTTTTAGGTCTTAAGAAGGGAGGTACTGTAAAGGATGGCTTCGATCAAAGTGCGGTGGCTGGATTAAATATAGGAGAGAATGTTAACCAAGACTCAGTACCGACGAATGGCGGAACTGGCGGTAATAATAACTTGGGGAATGTCAATGACAGTGCACCAACAAACGGAGGTACTAGTGGTAATAATGAATTAGGAAATATTCATGAATAAAAAAGAATTACAAAAGAGGAGTGATATACGAGATACTCATTGGCTAGGAACTGTAGTAGACAATAAAGATCCTGATAATTTCGGTAAATGTAAAGTTAAAGTTTTTGGTAAATTTGATTTACTAGATGACGAAGCTATTCCATGGGCGACTCCAATGAACCGTAACAATGTAGGTTCTCATTATCTTCCACATATAGGGGATGTTGTTTCTGTTAGATTTGACAATGGAAACATATACCATCCAGAATATTGGTTTCAAATCAATCAAAACAAAGAGCTTAAAGACGAGGTACTAGATTCTTCTGGAGAGCCTGACAATGTAGTGTCATTAGTATATGATGCTAAAAGAAATATTAGAATATATCAATCAGATGTTGATGGTTTAGTTATAGCGCATGGAAAAGATGGAAAAGATTCCGAGCCGCTCGTTAGATTATCCGATGATGGCAAGCTGTTTCTATATGCTGCTAACATTTATATAGCGACACCAGAAGGAGATGATTTTAATGATATGGGTAACACTAGCCAGCCGGCGGTAAGAGGAGGAAGTTTAGAAGCATGGTTAGCAGATTTTCTTATAGATTATAAAGCACACATACATCCTACTGGAGTAGGACCTTCAGGAACTTTATTGACACCATATGTCGAGAAGGCTCACACTATTTACCAACAAGACAGTAAGTCTTCAAACGCTAACGAATAATGGCTGCAGATTGGGACACATTCATAAGTAATGTCGAAAGTTATATAATAGCCGCAGATAAAGAAAAAGATCGATCTGATTTTGGAAATCATGTTGCTTTAGAATACCATAATGCTATTAAAACCGCTGAATCTCCGTTCGGCCAGACACATGTTTCAGCTACTGAAAGTGGTTTAGTTGAAGTATATGAAGCTCAATTCGATAGAATGCAAGAAGATAAAGAGCTAGAACCACCTCTCAAAAATGCAGTAGACGACGACGGTAATGAACTACCATTTAGTGGTAAGACAAGCGACCCAGACAACCCAAATCCTGCAGCACCTGACCCTGAATACGCCGACCCTGATATGGAAGAGGTTCCGCCACCCGTAATAGACCCTGAAAAGATGCACATATTTTTAGATGGATATAGTTCAGAATATGATCTGCATAAATATAAGTTTTTTGAATTTTGTCTTACTGGTAGTGAAACACAAGACAGTTTAGTTGCTATGTTATCTAATAGAATATTAGTTTCTTTTATGTTAGAGGGTAGCGGTAGTGTTAGGGAGCAAATGGTTGAATGGATTGATAGTTTTCAGACATGGGAAGAGGGTGATCAAATTACAGGGACTAAAGCAGCATATTCTGCGTTTAAGAGTCTAGTTATAAAAGCAATTAAGGATGGGGGATATGACGATGATTATATTCTCGGTAAGGTAAGATATAGAACTATTCAAAAGTTATTTGATTCTTATGGCGTAAGCGCTATGGAAGATTCTACAGCTACTACTGGTTTAAAAACATCTGCAAAGAATGGAAAACCATCTGAAATGATATATCACGGTTCGTTTAAAAAAGATTTTGCTGTTGAGTTTGTTCAGATTCCGTTTGATGGAGATAATACCAGTGATGATTATGAAGTTTCTCCTGTACTAACAAAAGAATTTGTAGTTTATTTTTCATTCTCAGGAAGAGGTAGTGCTTCTACTTGGCAAGATAGTCAAGTTGCTAGCGAGTATATTGAGGGTGAAATTGAGAATAAATGGGCTGAGATAATAGAACCAAAGGATGTTGAAGACGTCGTTAATAATAAAAATAAAGCAGCTCCTTATATGTATACTAGACAGCAGACCGTCGATGCGATTGCTGAGGCGGATACTGGTGAAGGCGGAGATGATCCGTACGAATTATTAGCAAGGGAAACTATAAAGTACTGGAAAGATACTGCAGAGAAGCCGCTAAAAACTACACCTGCCGCCCCGCCATGTATAACAGAAAAACCTCTAGGCGGAAAGTACATAACAGTATATACTGGTAGCGAAAAGAAATTAGCTGAAGGATTAAGAAAAGCACTGAACGCTGGTAAAGATTCTGATAGCATACCAGATGCTGCTAATATGGTTGCGACTGCTCTTTCTGTTGCATATACTAAACATCTAAAGGAACTTAAGTTCATATACTTGGGTGGAATACCAGTACCTACAGTTCCTGATATACCAATGATTGGTTTTGTGCCATTCGTCTCATAAACCTTAGATATATAATAAGATATTACAATTCAAATAACCCTTTAAAAATAAACAAATGTCAAAGGAAACAGTTGTCAACAAGGACAGCAAACAACCAGAATTCGACTGGGATGCATATGAAGCTTCATGTCCAAGTGTAAGAAGAAAATCTGCAAAACGATTAAAAGATGGTACGAAAATATTTTGTACTGAACCATACGCCGAAGAATCACTAAAGGCATATAACCTAGATTTTACTGAAAATAAGAGAATAGTTGATGTTAAACTAGACTGTTCGTATGAAGGAACTGTAGATTCTATAGATACTAAATGGTGTACTATTAATATAGGTGGAAGAGATTCTGTATACGTTGATTTAACGAAAGAAGCAGAAGAATACAGAGAATTATTAAAACCTGGCGAGAAAGTAAACGTTCAAGTTATAGAATCAAACGGTTCTATACAGGGTAAATACATATTAGGTTCGGTTGAGGCTGGATTTAAACGTGCAATCTTTGATGAGATTCTAGAGAGTGTTGAGAATTCTAAAACTGCATATAATTCTACGGTTAAGAGTATTATACCTGGTGGAGGTTATATAGTAGAGATACAAGGTATCGAGTGTTTTATGCCAGGTTCTTTAGCTGGAATTAATAAACTTCATGACTTTGAATCAATATTAGGAACTAATATGTACGTTGTTCCTATGAGTTACTCTGCTGATAGAGGAACTATTGTAGTTTCACATAGAGAATATTTGAAAGCTATGATTCCTACTAAAATTGCTGAAATAAAAGAATATGATAACGGCGTTGTTGTTAGAGGAAGTGTTACTGGTTCTGCTAAGTTCGGTATATTCTGTGAGTTTAATGAGTGTTTAACTGGTATGATTCATGTAAATGACTTAGACGAGGAAACAATGAAGAGACATATGAACAGAGAAGTTGTTCCTGGAGAAGAGATTGAATTCTTTATTAAGAAGATTATTTCAGAATCTAAAATTACATTATCTCAGAAACCAGTAGAAGCGGTAACTGATCCATGGTTTAATGCTGCTGAAAGATTTAAGACTCCGGTCGAGGTTACCGGTAAGATAAGATCTGTGAAGGATTATGGTGCGTTTGTCGACATCGGAGAAGGCCTTGTAGGGTTACTGCATGTGTCTGAATTCCCTGAAGGACATGATCTGAATGAACTTATAAAAGGCGATGACATCACAGTCACTGTCACTAGGATTGATGAGGAAACTCGTAAAGTTTTTCTTAAATTATAATAGATATATAGAAATATAATTAAACTAAATAAAAATATAATTAAATATGAAATTAACAGAACAAAAACTAAGAGAGATCATTAGAGAAGAATTAAAATCTAACGGTACAGTAAGCGAAATAGCTCCAGTTATTGCAGCTGTCGCAAGACAAGCAGTAGCTTCAGCAGTTGCTAAAAAAGTTAGCGAACAGGTAGAAGAAGGTATCGCACCAGGAGTTGATGATGTTGTTAAACTTGTAACGGCTTCTGCTGATATGTATGACAGTGATGATAATGAAGATCACAAAGGAAACGACTACATAGAAGAATGTAAAGAGGTTCTTGAAAATGCTATCGCTAAGATTGCTACTCAAGTTGCTACAGACGCTGCTTCTGCTGCAATTGCTAAGAAGATGTCATAGTACTGTATAAATTAGAATACATAAATATTAATAAATTAATCCCGTTCGAAAGATCGGGATTTTTTATGTTCAAAAATTAAGATATATAAATCAACTTAAGTTATATAAATACCAATAATGAACAGATTTAACGACGCAGAAATATTATCTAAATCTTTAGTAGGTGTAGAGTTTGAATTCTACTCTAATAAAGATATAAGTACTACAGCTAAAGAGCTTGGAGCATTGTTATCTAAAAAAATTAGAGTCGAAGACAAAGCCCATAGTGATTTCGTACCTACTAGAAGTGAATTTAAGATAGAACCTGATATGAGTGGTGGGGAAAAGCTTATGGAATTAGTAACAGGCGCTCAACCATATGCCGACGCAAGGCTTTTAATTATAAGAGTTTCTCAATGGATTAAAGAGAATGGATTCACGAATGATAGAACTTCGATTCACTTAAATCTTTCATTCGATACTAGTAAAATAGAAAATAAACGAAGAATATCTATGATGAATGTTCTTAAATTTATTTTAGAATTTGATGAGGCCGCAGTTTTTTCTTTGTTTCCGCAAAGAAAAAACTCAGCATACGCTAAATCCGTAAAGTTCGTGCTTCCAAATTCAGAGACGTTTAATATAGATGGTGATTTAATAGATGAGCATAACTTTACATTCCCATCATCTAAATACTATGGTATTAATTTCGAGAAGAGAATCAAAAATTATTTAGAGTTTAGATATATCGGTGGAAAGGATTGGGAAACAAAAACTAATAAGATATTACATCTGCTTGATTCGTTTTTAGTTCAATTATGGAAAAGTACAGAATCTAGAAGGTTTACTCATTTGAATTCACTAGAACTTAAAGACGTTCTTTCAAAGAATAGAAGAATTATAGACGCAAGAACTGACTGGAGAGTGATTGAAAAGAAATGGAAGAATATTGATTTTACAGTAGACCTACACAGAGACTCAGAAATTATACAATTATACTGGTCTAATATACAAAGAAGAGTTTTAAGATTGTTTACTCATGGTGCTCTTAAAAAAGGACATATAAATTACGACACAGATACTGGAAGAGTTCAAGTGAGTGCCGGAGAATTATCGTATTGTGTTGCTCTTGAGGGTTATGATTTTATTGATTGTGATATTAAGGGAGAGATACAACAGTGCGATGTATTTGGAGGAACTATGAGCGACTCTGATATTACCGACTGTAATTTCTATAATAACGCAAAAATAAAATCATCTAAAATTAAGAGTTGCTATATTAGTGCGGATTCTGCTGTTACTGATGGTTATATTTACGGGAGAGGTATTCTTAAGGGTAGTATGATAGGAGGTATATTCAGAGAGGGTACATATGATAAAGTAAGAGCAAGGTTCAAAGGTACTGAGAAAATAAGGTACGACGAAGTATAATAAAAATAAACAAAAGATATGAGTAATATATTTACAGGTGGAGCAACTGGTATGGCAACAGAACATGATTTCGGTTCATCTTGCTTGAATGATTTCGTCGCAGAGATCGGTAACGAGATAACGGGCGCATGTATGATTCCGATGAATCTTCCATCTTCTGAAGTTGAAGCTATTATTAATAGAGCTAAGAAGTGGTTTTATAAAAAATACGAGTATTCTGTTCAAGAGAATTTCTTTGTAATACCGAAAGCTGCATTTTCTACTACATATTTCAAAGCATCAAGAACTATTAATATGCCATCAACTGTATACTCTATATTTGGTGTTCATAAAACAAACGGAAATTCTATAACTGGTGATGTTGATTTTGCTAGTGGAGATTTTTCAGTAGAGAGAATGTTCGCTGGTAACATGTACGGAAGTGGAGGAGTCGCTGGTGCAGCAGAGAGTTTAGAATATTATGTAATAAACGAGAAGTTTTTTGACTTAGCGAGACAAATATTAAATAACCCATTCAGTTTCGATTATAATAGACTTAAACGAGCTTTAAGATTTACTGGAGAGACGCCAACAACTGATGTTGTGCTGGAGGTTTATGAAACTATTCCTGATTGTGCGCTATATGAAGATGAGATATTTTTTAGATACTGTGCGGCTAAAATAAAGGTTTCCCTTGGTAATAAATTAAGCGTTTTTGAGTTTCAATTACCTGGTAACATAACGGTAAATGGAGGCGCTATACTTGACATGGGACAGAGCGAACTTGAGGCGATCATAGAAGAAATTAACGAGGATGAAGGAACTGATTGGATGATGCATTCTTAATTGAATATATAGTTATATGGAATTTTACATAAAGAAATACGGAGACCCTAAATTTGACAATAGTCAGATGGAAATTGATGATGAAATTACAGAGCTTCTGATTCAATTAGAAACCATGCTGTTTACAACTAAGGGTTCTGTGTTGGGCTCTCCGGAGTTTGGTTTAAATCTAGATGATTATGTTTATTCTTTTAGATATAACGATAATATGCTGGTTAAACTTATTAGGGAGGATATTAATAGGTTCATACCACTATCAAAAAAATATAGCGTGGAGGTAACTGCTGATTTTACAGATGAAGTTGATAGACACTTAGTGTTTATCAGTATTGTAGTAGACGCAAAGTACCAAGTAGGTCTTTACATATAAAACATTAATAATTAAAATGGAATACAAATTCAAATATTTAGAAAAGTCAAGGATTAAGACGGCAGAAATGATAAAAGATACTCAAACTTTCATCAGTAGGGTATACGATAGGGCGGGTACTCTATTTACATCAGCTTCTCCGTTTGCCCAGATATTAAACGTATTACAAGAACTTTCGAGTTTTGTTTTCCTCTATATAGAAGATGCTTTAGTAGAACAAAATATATTAACAGCTCAACATAAAGAATCTGTTTATGGTTTATCAAGACTTGCGGGTCATGATCCATTTAGAGGCTCTGCAGCACAGGGAGAAATAAGAATTAGATTAAATCCGTCTGCTGTAGCTGAGGTTGCAGGAGATGCTATCAACATACTTCCAGATAGTTTAATTAAGATGGAGGCTAACGGTTTAAAATATACAATGTTAACAAATTCAGATAAGTTTAGGGTTTCAAAATCAAATTCTGGATTTATTAGAATACCTATAATTCAAGGAGAGGTTGAAAAACAAACAGTAACAGGTACTGGTGAAAAGTTTCAATCATTCAATATAATAACAAAAGCAAGTACGGACCACAGTCAGGTTAGAGTTTCTGTAAATAGTATTACGTGGCAGAAATTCGATTCTATATATGATATGAAGGTTGGTACTCCTGGTTTTATTGTAAAGACAGGTATCAGTGGAGGCTTAGATATTTATTTCGGTAATGGAAGTTTTGGAGCTCTTCCAGTTTTAGGTAGTTCTATAGAGATTAAGTATATAAAAAACAAAGGAGATAATGGGAATTTAATAGGAGGTAAGAATTTAAGATTTAAGTTTGATGATGATGGTTTTGATAGTTTAGGAAACTCATATGACTTAAATGAGTTATTAGAAACTGAAGTAACAATTACACCTAGAATGGGTTCTAATCCTGAAAGTATAGAGCTTACAAAACTTATTGCGCCGCTGCAATCACATGCTTTTGTATTAGCGACTCCAGATAATTATGAAGCGTTTTTATCTCAATATGGTATGTTTTCATACTTAGACGCGTACAGTACAACGGACGATGGATACTTAGATGATGATAATGTTATCTATTTATTTATGCTACCTGATGTTAAAAGAAAACTTACTAATAATAAAGATTATTTTAGTTTGGAGGTTGATGAATTCTTCTTTTCTGAAGACGAGAACAACGCAGTGCTTGAGGTAATTGAAAAATCAGGTAGACAGATGCTGACGTCAGAGGTTAAAATTACTCCTCCGTCTCCTCAGTATTTTAGAATGGATATTAAAGTAAGGTATTTCGAAGGATATGATAAACATAGTATATTCAACAACATCAGGTCTTCAATATCAGAATATCTAATGAACATTACTCGCCGAGATAGATTACCAAAATCTGATATAATAGCTATACTAGAAGGCGTCGCAGGTATCGACTCAGTTAACGTAAGATTCGTTAGTAAAACTGAAGAAGACGCAAGGAGACTTGGTTACTATACCTCAGAAACTGTAATCATCACACCATCCACTCCAATACTAGAAGACATAGGTAATGGACAGCAAAAATTCGTATTCTTTAAAAGAACAGTAAAGAAAAAAACGGTTAGATTTGCAAAAGACGCGGCTCTCCCAGAAAACGTAATAAACTTAGATTCATTTGGAGATATTCTTTTAGAAAAAGATGAGGTTGCTTTATTTAGAGGCGGCTGGACAGATAGAGATAATGTTCTAGTTGATGATGACGCGTTAATTGGAGAGATGGGAGCATTATCAGTTTACTTTGATGATCCCGCAGTTCCTCAAACTATATTCACTAGAGTGCAGGCAAAAAATAGAAAAACGCTATAATGGCTAAATTAACTGATGACATATTTAAGAGTAGGAGAGTTAGAATATATCAGGTCTCTAGGCAATTTTCAGACGAAAGAAAAAACTTACCTAATAATTATCGAATAAATATACTAAAGAACGCTATATCATCTCATATTTTTAGAAATAATCAGATGTTTGATTTTATAGTCTATTTGCAGGAGGTTGTTGCTAATTGGGTTGATGCCGTTAACGGGTTAAAAGTGTTCAAATCTTACACTGTGAAAAAAGATGATAAAAATATTAGATAATGAGTAAATATTCAAATCTTAAATTCTTTGATAGTAATTCTGACGAATTAAATCTTAACTATGATATATCTGAAGAGTCGTGGAGTGGTGTAGTGTATATTCCTGAAGTTTCAGTAGGGTTATACGAAACAGTAACCATCTATATGCTAGAAGAGGCTAAGGGTACTTTTGGTGAAACAGTATATATTAAACCAATAACACCGTTGTCTTCTGGAAATAACGACACTATACTAATAAACTTCGATGGTGGGTATGATACTAGTGTTAAATCCGATGGTGTTAACAACGATATTTCAATATACACAACATCGACTGTAGTTAATGATGCTAATATTCCAGAACTCTACATCAAGCATGAGGAGTCTACTACAAGGACAAGGAATCCACATAGCATGGTTGAGGTTCCGGCAGTTTCTCCTATAATTTTTGACGGTGTAGTCACATCTATATCAGATCCACTAAGTACACAGATTCTCGCATTAAAAGAACCTATTCAAATAAATATATCTCTAAACTCTACAATAGAATCATACCACAAAAGAACTTTAAAGATTTATGAGGTAGATTCTGCTGGAAAGATAACACACACAATAGCGTCTATACGAATATATGGAGAGACTGTTGCAGAGGACGAAAGATTAGAGGTTTTACTATCTAATATTGGTATGTCTCTTTCACCATCTGACCATTTTGTTTTTGAAGATGCTAACTTAAGAGAGTCTAGTCCTGACTGGAAGCTCATCAATAGAAAAAGAAGAGAACTTCTTTTAGAAGCTGCAAATATTAAACCGTTTATAGGAACGTATAAAGCTCTTTTAAACGCTATTAAATATTTTGGATATGAAAACATAACTCTTAAGGAATATTACTTAAACATAAATGAACAGGCTGAAAACTTTGGTAAACTGAAGGCGGTTGCTGTACCAAATCAAGAGACTAAAGGATTCTTAGCTGCGAAAGGCATGAGTACTGGAGTAGGACCAAATTCTAATCTTAAAAAGACTTCGAGATTCTCATTGGTTTATAGATTAAACAACACTACCGGGGAATATGACGAATGGGATATTCCTAAAGTTAAAGAGGCTTTAGATTTTTCACCAGATGAGGTTTTAATAAAATTATATGGTTTAAAAAACAGGCTACAGAAGTCTTATATTCCAATGCATGCTAAGATTGTTGACATTGTTGGAGAAGGAGATTACTTTTCTCAATTTAATATAAACACATGGAATAATCAACAAAATATACATAGCTTAAACGAAGGAGTACAGGTTGGATACGAACTTTTCCCAGATAGAGGTCTTTTCTTAGAAGATTTAAGAAAGGTTAGCCCATTATTTACTGGACTTGGACAGGACTTTGTATCGCTTATAAATCAATACGGAACAACAGCTGGTCCAGTTTCATTCTGGAACATGCAGGATATAAATACAGCACCAAATCTCGTCGATAGGATAGGTAACAACGACGCTACTATGATGAATTTCGCGACGGGAATGGACACTGTGTTCGCAGTTGACCAACCAGCGACATCAACAATACTATATGTAGAGAACGCAAATACCTGGACGAATACACATCAATTAGTGTATAATGATATTGTAAACGATAATGTAGTAGGTAGACATACACCAAAGGGTGCCCATCCTAAACTACCGCCCTTTGTAATTACTGACTATACCCCACAATTAACATTCAGCACTACATTAAACAACACGACAGCGTTTGGATTCAATGATAGTACATGTGTGTTGACTTCAGTCACAGGTTTACGACCAGCTGGGGAAATAACGCTAGCAGGTGGTGTAACTATTAGGTATACGGGAATAACCGGGAACACAATCACGGGTTGCGTCCCGTCTATAACATCGGGTTCAATACCTGACGGTACATCAACTACAAATCAGAAGGGATTTTGGGAAATAGCTGGAGTAGTATCTATACCCAATGCTGTCGCTAAGGGAGATATTGTTTCTAATAGTTCTTTTTCACCAGACACACCGCCTCAAACGACAAGTACTAGATCTTTATCATTTAGTGGGTTAAATAAAACTCATGTAGTTGTACCGCACGATTATAGTATTAAACCAACAGGCTCTATTACTTTTGCTGTTTGGGTAAAGCACGACGATTGGTTTAACACGAATGCTGCTGGGTTCAACCCAGGTAATCAATACCAACATATATTGAGTTGTAATAAAGGTATCGGAGGAGGAGGAGGATACTTAATGAGATGGGCAAACGGGTATTTAACGGTGGGTCTTAAAATAGTTGGAATAGCACAAGCCATTGTACTCAAAACAGGATACAACAAATTCAATGGAGCAACTGATGCAAATCCTCCTGATAATCCCCCACAATCGGCAGGACATCCTTCGCTCGACGCTCATTATTACGAAGCAGGTAAAAAGGACTGGCACATGATTTCCTTTACATTCGATGGAAGATATGCGAGGCTATTCATAGATGGTAAACCAGCAGATGATAACTGGGTTAGTCCAAATCTAAATGGAGAGTGTGTATATGATTTAGGGTCGTATGGTCATACCATACATTACTTCCCTCAATACCCAATGGACGTATATATAGGCGGTAAATCTTCATGGCTTAATAATGGACCGTCATTCCTATCAAATAACTACGCAAATATCTTTGACGGTCTAATAGATGATTTTGCAATATGGGATACTGCATTGACGCCTGGTAGAATTAGCGGATTATACGATAATTGGAATCCGAGTGATATATCATATGCTATTGGTGAAAATCCAATATATGATATTAATTCGTTCTACACAAAATACACAGACACTGATTTATCTACATTCTCAGAATCAAATATTCCAGTAGGCTGTCCAATAATACTCAAAGCTAATACACTATTAGACACATTTAACGATATTGAGGAATTAACATGGGACGATGCTAACGAAGGTATGGAGTTTACATACGGCATAGTTACAACAACAGAACTAGCTTTAATAACAGGACAGGAGATCGGGCAATTAGCTATGGTGAATAACACAGGTCCTCTACCTACAGACCCTATAGTACTTGAGGCAAAAAAATGGGATGGTTCAGCGTGGTCACCGTATACTACCGTTTTTACTTGGGATAAATGGTGGCATAGAAACGTATATGAAATTGAATGGAGATTACAAGGGCCTACAGTGAACGGCGTTAAGTATGATAGGAGCTTTAGAGGAAGTATTGATAAGTTTTATGAGATACCCGTAACTCTACCATATATCGGTATCTATTCAGTTGAACTTTCGTTTTACGATTTATATAATATTAGGAGTGTTAAGTTTGAAAAAGAATCAATTGAGGTAAAATCTAAGGAAGCTGAAACGTATGCGCTTACTCAACAGTTTGTACCGAAGAAAGATTGGAATGAATACGATAAACACACATGGTACAGTGCAGGGTCGGACTGGAACGTTTCTAATGAAAACGAAGAAGAGGTTCAAGACTTTACGGGTTCATATTATCTTACGCTAGATAGGGCTAATTATGCAAATTCAGATCCTGACTGGAGAAAATCTACAATAGTTAGGCATACTGATGGTATAGATCTTGGTCCATTATCGAATTACCCAACAACGCCTAATTTCAAAAGTACAGAAGGTCCATATGTTTGGAAAAATCTTAAAAAACATACTTGGAATAACGGAGAAACAATGTCCTGGGATACGACTATCATAGGTGCAGATATAAACCCTTCATTTTCATTTGATATTACGGACAATGCAAAGGTTAAGATAACGATGAATTACTATGTAGGTACTAATATCACTGTGGCAACAGACTCATATGAGGTAACTGTAGCTCCATGGGGCGCGCAAGATCTTTCTGGTTGGAATTTAATAGCTGACGAACTAAATGCATTATCTGGCGTTGCTACGCCCGTCACTACAACCGTTGCTACATCAGTTACTGTTAATAACGCAGCTACCGCAGGTGCACCAACTACTATTATATCGCCTTCTGCGGCAGGATTAAACACAATATATATTGCGGATGCTACCAATTATATAGCCACTGGTGCTATAATATATGATGACTCCAACGGTACGGGGGTAACAACAACCGCAACATCTATGGTAGACCATACTGCTATTATAGCTCCACCTTCAGCAGTTACTGCGAATGGTGCATTTACCACAGGAGATACAGCGATGTTATTAACTGGTGTATTAACTGCATGGCCAACTGCTGGTATTGCTGTTATTGGTGGGAAGACTATTACATACTCTGCTATATCATCACAGACTATTACAGTTCTTGGTGATACCGGTTCTATATCGACAGGTGCAACAGTAAGTACAATACAGGGCTACTGGCAGGTTGGTATTTCTGGAGGAATTCCAGCAGCTACTTTATCGACACAGTCGTTTAACGGCATGAGCAATGGATATGCTACAGGTGGAGCGACGATAACGTTATCTGGAACCCTAACAGCATGGCCAACTGTCGGTACGATAACAGTGTATGGTAAAACAATAACATATGGTAGTATATCTGGTCAGGTTCTTAGCGTTACTTCAGATACTGTTATTACTTCAGCCCCTATACCAAACGCGACATCAATATCGTCATACGTTAACGCTATAAACCCTCAGTTATCTAAATATACATATAACGCTGTGCAATACACTACATTTAATCCTAATGTCGCGACAATATGTAATGAGATAATAGCAGTTTCTAATGGTGCTGATAGGATGCATGATTTTGACACGGTAGTTATAGATCCAGCTACTGGTGTTTTATTAAAAAGTAACCACCTGATACCATGCAACCCCACGCATGATAACGCTAAGATAATTAATCAACACGAGATACACGATAAACTTAATCATTTTACGTTTTCGTATGACGACTCAAATGTACCTGGCGTAGTAAAACAAGAATGGATATTGAAAAATAACTCAAAAAATATCGATGATATATACTATAATAATAGGTGGTTACCTTATGTGTTTGACGAAACAGGAGATTATACCCTAAAGTTGAAACTTACAGACGTTAATGGCAATGAAATTAAAACAACAAAAAATATACTAACAATAAAATAAAACTATGGCAAATATTTACACAGTACTAGGAACAGACAGTATTTCCTCATCGAGACTGCATTTAAACAATAACTTTGATTCTATTAATACAGAACTTAATAGTCTTTCTGGATTATTAAACACGACTTCACAGGATCTATCGATAACTGGAAACGTTAGTGCATATAATGGAGCATTCGTAGGTACGCTAAACGTTACTGCTACTACTACATTAGGAGGAGCATTAATAGTATCTGGGAATCTTTCAACAAATGGATCTATACAGCATTCTGTTACGGGTCCTGGGATTGCGCTGCCGTTATCGAACGGAGGTTTTAATCATCATACATATATACTCACAAACACTGGCGGTTTACCGAATCTTTCTCTAAAGAATGGTATACAGGGACAAGAGATTTGGATAGTTTGTGATGCAAATACAGGTACCGCTGTAATAACTGAATCATCTTCTAATTTATTTAGCTATACTACGATTACTATGGTTGCGCTATCACATGTTCAGTTAAGATACGTAAATAGTGGATGGTACGTTGTTGGTACTTCTGCAACTGGCGTAACATTAGCATAATTAAAAATTAAATAAAATCTATAGATGGCTACTCCACTAATTAGAATACCAAAAGACCAGGGAGGTACTATGTATGCTTTCGCAAGCGCAGCAAAGGACCTTACTAGGGCATATTATAATCCAGACATGAACTTCGAATACTCGAAGTTTGCTCTGCTTGATCTGCCCGTGGTTGATGTACCGTCTGGTGGATCTACTGATAATTTCATTAGATTTAATAACCTTAGAAACTCTACGGCATCTGGAGGACCTGCTCCTTTTTTAACGCCAAACGGTAACGCGAATGTAGACTTTGCAAAAACTTTCCAAAACTATGCGCTTAACCTCGAAGACTGGATATTATCTGATGACGATTTTGATGCTTTATTGTTGGAGAGCGACGCAGAAAAGATATTCTTTAAATACTTAAACCAAATCGGCGCGTTTAGAACACGAGCAGCTACATCTGCTGAATCTGTTAATAGTAGATTAGTTGAAGAGGATAACTCTTCACAGTCTGGTTCAGAATATAATCAAGTCGTTAGGTATTTAGGTAATATAGACGTATCTAACGATAAGCAATATGGAGGAGAAGCATATAATGAGATTTTTATAAACGTTCCTTCTGCTGTTGGGTATACACCTGATGTTTTATTTAAAGAATCAAACTTTAACACAACAGAAACAGACTATGCTCCACAGACTCTATTTATAAACGGTAGAAATTCACAATCACATCCTGACGTAAATCTAGACATGCAGCCTATTGTCGATAATACAGATGATGGTGGTATCAATGGAACTACTGCAAATAATATAAATGGCGTGTATAACGTCGATCCAAACGAAACAACACACTGTGGAATAGAGTGGGAAAACCAAGAGTACGCTAAAATAGTGAGTGACGTTAAACTTAACACTATTCTTGATTATTCAAAAAGAGGAGGAGATTTTAGATTTAACGCGATCTTAGTGTACTATGATATATATTCTAAATCTAACCCAAGTAATAGAGCTACAAATTTATATGGTGTTATATTACTAGATAATTTTAAGGATGATCCTAATTCTACTGGTTGGTATATTCCTGAATTAACAAAGAACAAGCCTAATGATATTACAGGTTTAAATGGTAATTCATTCGCTCTTAAGCTAAACGTAAAATTTAATTCTTCGCTTGATAACGTAGGGATTGAGACTAATGTAAATGATTTTAGTACATTCTCGATGGATATATTCTTCGATACAACATCATCACTTGAAAACGCAACAAGACTTTTGATGGATGCTAATAAAAGGTATGGCGACATTACAACGAGACTTGTTGACCTTGAGAATATTACACTAACAAAAACGACATCAACTGAATTAGAAACTAGAATACTTTCTCTAGAAACTAGTGTATCTAACGCAGTTTTAAACTACGCAGATTCTACTTCAATTCTTGATTTAATTACAAGTGCAAATGATAGAATCAACAAGATGATATCTGGAGAAATAGATGCTTCAGTTCAGGTTAACACTGACGTTATTGTTGCCGGTGGTGATAGTGGTGTTGTTATAACTAGATCTACAGTGGACAATACGATTGCATTGAAATCAAATAATGACGGATACAGTTTAAGTGGTAGTTATATCTTTGACAAAGCGTCGCTGACAGTAGACACTAAGATAACACAAACCAATAAGTTTCTCAGTGGCATCGCAAGTACCAAGGGTATATGGTTGGGTTTAAGACCTTTTACTAATATTATTAGAGTGTATAACGATGGTACCGCAATATCAGATAACTTGAATATATACATAGATGACAGCGCAACTAATTGGACTAAAGGACATGTTGTTCGGATTACATTTAGAGATGTTATAGATATTCCTCCTGGGAAAACTATTAATATCTTCATGGATAAGCTGAACGGATGGGTACAAACCATAACAATACCTACCGGAGATTTAATACAGAACAGCGCTGGTAAATATAAACCGTACATTGAAATAATATGTACTGACGAGATAAATAAAACGTTTGAAACCGACATTATTAGATAAAAATATATGAGTACTAACAATTCAATATCGCAGCTTTTAGAGCAATTCCTAGAATTAAACACAAATGCATTAGAAACATTTGAGCGCATCAATGAGGCTATAACAACAGACAAGGAAACAGTTTCTATAACACTGTATGACGACAAGCTTGGTGTAAAAAAACCTATTCAAATTCCAGCATTTGGCTATTTGAAAAGAGAGATCGACAGGTTAGACACTAACTTCAAATCTTTGAGTGGTGTTGACGGTGGAAATGCAAACATAAGACTTAAGGATGGTTCTTTTAGAAGAATACATACAGCAAAACTTAAAGGTCCTTCAAAACCTATCACAAGGCTTGTATCTCCTGTGAATTTTAACACAAAGCTTAATGACTTCTTCGAAGATTTTTTAAATCCGCTATTAACTATCGAGTTAACAGTGGATGGGCAAATACCAGTTGAAACGGAAAGAGTATACGTTGAGAGGTTTTTATTTGACTCAACTGATGTTAGTGCTTCTGAGATATTTGATGAAACATACAAGGGTAGAAGCAACGTAAAATATAGCGATATTATTTACAAGCTAAAGAATGACGGTATAAAGTATTCAGTAGATTCTAATATAATTGATATGCCTATACGAAACATACAGTATACCGGAGGTTTCGATGTCGTTGATATAATTAACACACAGAAGACCTCGGTAGTAGATCAAGTATCTCTAACTAAATCTATCAAAATGTTTACGTTAAACAAGCTGAGTTATTCTGATGCATCGAAAACAATGAAGGATACTGAAACGATAAAGGTCGGAGATTCTCTAGTAGTTAACACTGCGGCATATGCTACTAGGTATAAAGTAATAAGTATAGACGGTTCAACTTCACAGATAGAGGTTAAACTAATAGAAGGTTTTGAGCCTATTAAAATAGGAGCAAATGCCCTAAAGATTTATAAGAGGATAGACTCAGGGTTAACGATAGATATTAACGTTGGTTATAACGAAAGACAGGTTGTTTTCATCAAACCAGTAGATCCTGTATCTAAAATACAGGCCGAGACGTATTCGCCGGGTATAGGGTTCTTTTCCAATGAGCTTACAATGACCAAAACTGATGGTATATCAACTACACTTGCAAAATACTATAAAGATGAGGTTGCAGATTTTGGACAGTTTATAAAGGCTCTTAAGGTTGATTATATTCCACCCGCTGCAGTCGCATTGAAACCAAGTCCGCCTAAATTAGATGTAGATAATTTTAAAGTGGTTCAAATTAACAAACATTTAACTGATAACTCTACTACAAAGAAGATTGTAAAGTTAAAGGCTGATAAGAAATCAGCGGAACAATCAGTATCACAATCCGATAGCGCAATTAGAAGGAAAAGAACTTTTATAAGTAGAAAGAAATTCAAATCAACATCAGAGAAAAACAGACACAGAGGAGAGCTTTCGGCATTAATAAGTAGAAGGGTAGACCACTCTAGATTATTTGCATCTCTTGTTAGCGATATTAAGGCTACTGCAGAATCAACGCAAATAGTTACAGTGGCTCCTAAATTTAGAACTAGGGGTTTCTGGTCAGTACCATCACCCAAAACATTAGGAGAGGAGGTATCACAGGACGTTATTAAGTTTATCGTAAGATATAGATACCTTTCTAATAATGGAGCGGCATCAAGTATTGAACAAATTAAATTTAGTGACAGTGTTAATGATGTTGTAAAGACTGGTGCTTTTTCGAATTGGATTGAAATAGAGACTGCGGTAAAGAAAAGAAGATTTAATGCAACTACTGAAAAATACGAATGGTATTTTGAAAACGAAGAGGACGGCTCAGCTGTAAACTTCAATTCATTGGATCTTCCGCTATCTGTTGGAGAATCTGTTGAGGTTATGATTAAATCAGTTTCTGAGGCTGGGTACCCTGCGAATCCTGTAACTTCCGATTGGTCTGATTCTGTTAAAATTGAATTCCCAGAAGAGTTTATAGTAGACGCAGTAACTGGATTGGTTAAAGATAACGAAAGAGATTCTATTAAAGTTGAGATCATGGATGATCTAGAATCTAAGGGTATATACTCGCATGTCGACGATAGTACAGAAGAGTTTTCGCACACTGCAAATACAATTGCTTCGGGATTCTTGAGTCCTGAACAGACCCCAATCTCGCTATATGACAAATTAAATACGATGCAGCTTGAAATCGAAAGACTTAGAGCTTCTATAGTACAGTCTGTTGGAGAATTAATGATTACTATAGTAGATGAGGAAGGAAATGCAACAGTAGTAAATAGAAACTCTGTAGTTAAGTTACATGGTGGTTATTACATACAAGAAGTTTCTCATGCAAGTAACTATAAGGGTGAAATTATAAATAAAATATTTAAAATAGAGATTAGCAATACTAAAGCGACTCAACTCGAGCTATCGGCGATGATTAATGGCGATAGGAAGTTAGAGGCTCATGTGTCATCAACCAATGGAACGTTCGGTTCAGGCGGAAACAATGGGACGACTCCACAGATTGGAGATGCGGTTATTACTAACGAGTACTATAAGTCAGAGGGTCAATATGATCTTGTTCCAGTAGGCTATCAAAACGTAGAAAGTGCAGATATAGATACTGGACAATTCTTCAATGCAATACCTAGCCAGTCATCTCAGACTAATGGACAATTTGTTTACTCTAGATTTAAAAATCTATCAAATACTAAGGATTTATACGACATGACCGCGATAACCGCAAATACATTCAGCGTTGGGTTTGACCAGACTGAAGTAGGTCCTGATTTAGTGTACTATGGTTTAACCCCTCCGACGACAGGGACATCTACATGGAGCGACTGGTCAGCTAATATTGCTACACCTGGAGCAGGTGCAAGTGGTAATCAAAACGCAGGTACAATTTCGCATGGTGTATGGAACGGTGTAGCTAACTCGACACCTATAGCATCCGACGATCCTACTAACTCAAGCTATGACTCGTCTGTATTCCCATCTCTATTTCATCCATTTGCTAAGTTCTTGACAATAGCTTCAATAATATCTAATGGATACGTAGGTATACCAGCAACAGCTTCTTTACGTAAGAACGAAGCAGGCAGCTGGAAACAAACGCCGTTTAAGAGAACATTCGGTTCTCAAAACAACGCAAGTGCTCCTTCGTTTAGAAGAGCTGCTAAAGTTTCATTTTCCTCTGAAGACAAATACACTGTTGGTGGTAAATCATGTGGCGCGTTTTTATATATTTCTCCTGTGGATAAGTATTCGTTAAACGTAGATGCTGATAATAAGTTCGGTAAAAGGAGGATAAGCACTGGTGATAATAATAATATAACATTAGATTTAGTTTGGCAGTATAGGATGACCGACTATAATGGTACTAACGTTAATGGTAAAGGTAGGGTCGGTGGTATAGTAGCTCAGACATTGACGAATATTACGTATACAAAAACAATAGGTCTTGATGTTCTTGCATATGACGAGAGGTTTAGCTTTGATATCGAGGTAACGTCAACGTATAAACCAATAGGTAACAAACTGTCTACTATACCTTCTGCTTCCATGCAAAACTTTAGCGTTCGTAGATCGGAACGTAGATCAATCGGTAGATAAACTTCTAGTATTGTATCAATCTTAATAAGATATATAGAGTATAGCATATAAAAAGTTATACTTAAAATGTCAAAATTAAACACAAACACAACATACAACGATTTTACAAATAAATCGTTTGGACTTCTCAGAACTAACCCTAAATTAACAAGTAATGTTAAACTAGTGGTTGACTCTAACGATGCGATATACTTGAGTTCTTTTAACGCAAGTAAAGAACTCTCATCTGCAGAATATAAGAAGTTTAACATACATTCTCTTGGTAAATACTCAGCGGATGTGTCTAGGTTTTATAAAAAACTACCGATGCTTGATAGGTATCGCGTAATGCGAGAGCATCCGGACCTTTCAGTATATTCCGAATACTCTAAACAGTACGAAAATCAATATAATTTCGGTGCAGAATTCAACGCGACTAAGCTGTATGATGAACAATACAAATTTCTAGCGCCACTATGGCTGGACACTAGCGTCC